CCTCAAAGCCTTTGATCCCTTCGCCGTATCCGTTTTGAGCCTCGCCCAAACGCCTTACAAGTTTTTGTAAACCTTTTTCGAGCGTCTCTGTAGACGTTCCCGTAAGTTCGGCACCGAGTCTGTAGCCTGCGAGTTGCTCTGTTGTTACGCCTACTTCGTCGCCGAGTTCCGCAATTCTATCTATAACTTTTGCATTAGCGTTAACAATCTTTAGGATCGCTGAGGCTGCGCCGAGAGCCGCCGCGCCGAGAATGGCAAAGCCTACCGCCCCCCCCTTGGCAATCTTGGCAATACCGCCCGTAAGGCTTTTCGTTTTAGCGCCTACAGCATCCATACCCTTACGAAACTCTGAGATATTCGCGCTAACTAAAACGCTTATCTTGCCTATTGCCGCCATTGTTCCCCGGTCGTAATCCTTTTCTTATCTACTACATGCCCGCTAATCGCTTGGCTTTTTCTCTTAACTCTTCGTCGCTCGGCATTGCTTTAACTTCCCGATCATGCTCTGGCATGAAGTCGCTAAGCGTCGCTCTATGTCCCTGCGCTCCGTAGTTGCTTTGGCAAACTCTCGCGGTTCTCGCGTCTTCAATTTGTCCGCCGAACGGTTCAATAAGCCAAAACGCTATCCACTCATTAAACTGCGCTACGCTTATTTCGTTTAACATTGCGTCAACGTCTAAGCGTCCTAACTCCCTCGCAAGCCGAAACGCAAAGCGTCGGCGATGCGAGGTTATTAGTTTTTTGCGGCTTCCTCAATCTCTTCTATTGTTGTCTTGTTCATTTCGATAGTTACGCTACCGATGGCATCTACCCACCGATAAGGCAACTTAGAAACGTCTGCAATAGACTTAAAGATATTCTTACCTTCGTCGTCTACTGCGGAATACAAAACAAGACGCGCGCAAAAATCTACGTCTGAACTTTTCGCCGTCATCGCCCGATCTAATTCGCCTTCGGTCAACTCTCGGGCATAGCAATAATCGCCCATGCCCAAGTCTACCTTTTGCTTATTAAACTCTAGCGTTTTTACACTGTCGCTGGTAATACATCCCATTATCTATCCCTTATCTTTGTTGTTAGTTATTAAGAGTTTTCGCCGAACGTTGGCGCGCCGCTGAGCGATACCGTGACGCTAAAAACGCTTACGCCTCGGTTTGGAAAGTCGGGTCCAACGGCGCTAATAAAGCCAGTCACCGTAAAAACGCCCCCGCCGTTAATTTCGAGTTTGTACCCGCGAGTAACGCCCGCGAGTTCGGATACAAGCGCATAGTTTGCGGCTGTATATCGAACGGTAAACGTTACATCTGTTGCTGATTTTGGTCCCGGTATCTTCGGCGCGTATTCTTCATCTCCGCACGGCTCTGCCTCTATTACTTCGACTTCTAATCCTGAGCCGCTGAAGTCATAGGCGCACCCGATCTCTGTCCATACTGTGGAGTCGTCATACGTTGCGCCATCGCCGACGAATAGCGCTGTTCCTTTTCCTAATGTTGCCATTGTTAATCCCTTCGGAATTGTTATAGACGTTTTCTAACGTCTTAGGTTTCGTATCTAACTACTACTACAAGCAAACCCCTGAATAGTCCTTTAGAATTTCCTTCAATTTGCGCGGACCATTCCGTGCGAAAGTCGGTGAGTTCTAAATCGTCAATTACATAATCGACGCCGCCCGCCGTTACTGTTGTTGTACCTATGCCGCTATAGTTATCTCTTAACTTGTTTTCTATTGCGTTTTTGATCGCTGCAAGTTGCGTAAAACTATCGGCAAGGATGATGATATTTAGGTCAACTGTAGGCTCTTCACCTACGCATTCTGTATCGTCGTAATTCGTTCCCGTTCTTACGATTACAAGGCAAGGCGAATTAGTCGTGCTGTCGTCGTCTGAGTATTGCGGAATAACAGAGAGATAGATACGCTCGCCGACGATTGCCGTTAGCGTCGTATCTGATTCGAGTATCGTTAGTAATGCTGCCTCTATCATGCTCTTATATTTCCTTTAGCCGTTTCTTTTTCAATCCCTTTTATTAGCGCGGTTTCGATTGATTTTTGTACGCCGTTCTTTTCGCTGTCGTAAGCCTTTTCAATAAAGTTTGTTCCTTGTATGAACGCCCCCGCCTTGACATTGTTAAAGCCTTTTTCGACCAGGTGAGCATAGTTAACGGGTCGTATTACTTTGCCTTGATAGCCGTCTACAATACTTGCTCTCGGTCCTATGATGATTGCCTTAGTGTTGCCCTTGTTGTAACTCTTTGCCTTGCTGCCTAACGACTTCGCAAGTGTTCCCGTTCGTATTGGCGCATTGCTTCGAGCGGCTTTTATGATCGGCTTACCGCTTGCTTTTATCGCGTTGGTTAAGACGCGCTTTTGTATCTTTTTATCTGCGCGTTTTAGATTGGCGATTAGTTCTTTTGCGCCTTCTACTTTTATCGTCGGTTGCTTAGCCATACTTACCGCCTCTCTATGGCGGTTGCTTCCTGCTGCAACGAGTAGTGATCTAAATCAATTACAGACGCAACGTATAAGAGCCGCTCTTTATCGCCATCTAACCAACGCAAACGGCAAGACTCCGTAACGTTTTCATTCTTCCAAAAACGGACGATATGCGTAACCTCGGCGTGCGTCTGATTATTATTTAATACTTCGCGCGCCTTGCGTTGAGTAATCAAACAACGCATCGGCTCAACTTCCACCCACCCGTTTGGGTCGCGCTCGTTAAACTCGTTACGCTGTCCCTTAATCTCTCTCTCGATTGTTACTGAATATCTATAGGCTCCCGGATCCATTTACCAAACCTTCCTTTTTCTCTGGCGGTTTACAATGCTTTTTATTCCGTAGGGAATCTCGGACGCCATAGACGCCGCGCCTGTCGGCTCTTTGCTGAGGAAGCGGTGCAGCGTTAATTGCTTGACGGCATGAGCGAGATTAGTAGGCAAAGCCATAAACTCTAAAGGTACGCCAGACCCTGTATCGCCGTAGCCTGCTACAAGGTTTATTCTTACGCGGTTGATCGGTGCGGTTGTTGAATCCGCCAGGGACGGCAGAGAATCGCCCGTAAAGAGCAAGCGTTGCGGGTAGTCCGTTACGTCGTAAACATACTCGGACGCCGTTAGCGTCTGCTCTACGCCGTCTACGTCAAGATATGTAACGCTTGCAATCCGAGTAATAGGAAAGAGAGATAACGGCAACTCTAAATCGCTAAAGTTCTCCGCGTATACCGTATATTCTGCTGAGCCTATTTTGCAATGCGATAAGCCTTGTATATCTTGAACGGCTGAGTATTGCAACGATTCCAACTCGCCGTCGAAGTCTGGCGTATGCAAAGCCGCGAACGTTCGTAGATCGCTTTTCGTAATCGGTAGGCTTGGCGTTGTTGTTCTCTCAATCTTCATCGTTTGCCTCTTCGTTTTGCGCGGCTAAATCGTCATCGCTGAGCGTTGCTTTTTGCGCGTCGTCGTGTTCGAGCGTTGCTCGCCTTACCCTTGATCTCTTCTTTTTGGCGGGCGCTGTTGGCGGTGTTGGCTCTGGCGTTTCGTCTGCCTCGCCAAGTTCGGCAACGGCGACGGGCGAAGAGATTAAACCGACTTCTTCGCCTCTATCTATGGCGTCTTGCTCTGCGGCGAGCGCGTCTATTTCGGCTTGCTCTGCTGGCGGAAAAGAGTTCTCCGCTAATCCCTTGTCGAGCAACGTATAAGCGACGATATCGGGTTGCTCTTCTATGTCGCCTTTTGTTTTGCTGCCGTATGTTTTGAGATATCTAACGTATTGCATTGTTTACCTTTTGCTTTTGAAAACGCCTACCGCCCATTACGGACGGCAAGCGCGATAAAGGGTTTAATCCCTTGTCTTAGTTTCGATTACGAGATAAACGCGATTGCGTCTGCGTTGCGAACAACGACGCCCCCGCGCATATGAACTTCGTAATTTTTGTTTGCAGAAACGTCGATAACTTGAACCGTTGGCGGGTTCTTAACTCGAACGTATAGCGCTTCGTCGAAGTTGCCTACGAGAGCGGTATCGTCTGCGAGTTCGTCGTTAACGATTACATTCTCGGGCGCGAGTAGATCGCTTGCGATGGCTTTCCAGTCGCTGTGAATCGGGCGATTGTCAAGGTCGAGACCTGTAAGCAATGCGTAGTGCGTTGCCGAGTTCATCGAAGTCTTTACGTTGCGACGAACGTAACGGCTTACGCCTGTCATCTTCGCGTTAATGAGGTCTTGAACGGTCAAGCCGGCGGACGCTGCGAGCAATGCAACGGCTGTAGCGCCGCCAGTGATAGCAGACGTTTTGTCAGTATCGAACGCGGTAGCGCAGCGAGCCATACCCAACTGCCCAACTTGCCCGGTGACGTTAAACTCTGCGTCTTCGAGCATCTCGATAGTAACCGGAATTACCTTCGAGCCGTATCGCGTTACCGTTAGGTCGGCATCGCTAAACGAGTTCGCAGAATCGGTCGTACCTGTTTGCCCTTCGGTTCGGCTTTCGCCTGCTCCCTTGGCGATAACTGGCACGTTCATCGGACGCCCGTGAGACGAACGAATAACGACGCCAGGCGAAACGAGCGAAACGATTGCCGAGTATTCGTCAAACTTTTGCGTGATATCGAGAAACTCTTTTGTTCCTACCTCAAACGCTCCAATAGCGAGCGAGCGTAGATCAAACGAATCGCCGAGAACATGGCTAACGCCGCTTCGCTGTTCGATATGTCCCTCTTCGCTGTCGCTTACGCCTACGCCGTTGCGTAGTTGCGCGGCGTCATCGTCTGCAAGATAAGAACGCTTAGCGATCATATCGTGAGTTTTTGTTAGGTCGCTTTTAATGTCGTCGAACTTTTTAGATTCGCTTTCATTTAGTCCGCGCTTTTCTGTCTCTGCGGCGTCGAGAATTAGTTGTGCTTCGTAACGCAATTTACCGCGTTGTTCCTGTAGTTGTTTTAGGTTTTTCATTTTCCCTCGGAATGGTTAGTGGTTAAAAATCTTTTCTACTCTTAGTTCTATCTCTGTCGATTCGCATTTAGTTGACGGTTAGCAACGGCTCCAAAATCAATCTGCTGGTGTATCGGCGTCGATTAGTTCCTTGAGTTTGTCTAATAGTTTCTTAGAGTAATTATCTACGTCTTCCTCTATCTTTTTCTCTTCGTCTGTTTTTTCTACTGGCGTTTCGTCGCTGTCCGAGTAGTCGGACACTTGCTTTTCTTTACCCTCTGTCTCTGCGGGCTTTTCCTTTTCTACCTCAACGGCTACGCTCTCTTCGCGCTCCTCTGTTGGCTGGAAGTTCTTTAGTACCTCTGCTCTGTCTTGTTCGCTGAGGTTATTTATTACTTCTAATGCGTCCTTTATCGTTACGTTTTCCATATTATCTACGTCTCTCGCTTCTACCTCGCTTGTTTCGTAAGCGGGCTTAACTACTGGCGATACTGATATAAGCATGGCTTGCGTTACCGAACGACTAACCAATCTTGCGCTTAATCTCTTATCGCTTTTACTTTGTTGCAAAAACTTAAACGACATGCCCTTAACGTCTCTACGTTTTACTTTTTGGTAAACGCTTACGTGTTGCGGGTCGTCGGGGTTTAGTTGAATCTCTGCGCGTAAGCCTATCTCATCCTCTACAAGTTTTAGCGTTCCTTCGCTTTGGCGTCCTAACACTTGCCCTTGATCGTGGTTATAGTCCGCGTAGATATCGTTAGACGTATCGTTAATAGATCGCGTAAATGCTCCGCGCTCGATACGTTCTAAGAATAACTCGCCGCTTCGCTTGTCTCTAATTGGATGCGATTCGGTCCCGTATTTATTGACATAGCCAACGAGTTTATAATCTGCCTCGGCGTTAAATGTTACGTCTAAGTTTCGCGTTTCTACTTGATTGTTTTTCATGTTCTTAACTTCCTTATGAACTGCTCGGCTTGCTCTGTTGAGAACTGCCGTAGGTCGTTGTCTTCCTTACTGTCTGCCGTCTCGAATCCCTCTATCAACTCGGCAACGTAACGCGATGCCATGCCGTAGAACTTGTCGCCGTCGATTGCGTAGGCTCTGGCGATAGTCTCGCCGCTCTCTACTACAAACTCTCGGTGCTGCCGTTCGAGGTCTGCTACCGCCGCCCGCAACGCCTCGCCTGTATGCTTTTTCTCTATTCGCTTAAAGGCGTTTAGAGCCTTCGTATTACTGCGGCTGAGCCAATCATCGGCTACGGGGGCGAGACGCCCTGCAAGGCTCTCTGCGGCTACTGGCGGCTCTGCTGTAGAGTTGCCGCCCGTATACTTGACGCCCGCGTCTTCGAGTTTGATTCGCTCGCCTTCGATGAGCGGTATATCGCCGCCAGGAACGGGCGGTAATCCGAGAACGGCTCGCGCTTCGTTTATCATTTTTACGCCGCTGCGAAGTTCTTTATCTTGTACTTCGGCGAGTTTGCTCGGATCAAGTCTAAGGCTCTCGCTCCAATCGAAACGGAATCTAACGCCGTCGCTTATTTCGTCCTCGTTCAATAGTTTTAACGTGTATTCCTGCTCGATCAGCGAACCGATAGAGCCGAGAACGATTGTAACAAAATCAATCTTTTCGTATGCGGCGTATGATCCATCTATGAGCGAGAGAGGCGCGCCGAATATACCCGCTACTTCGGCTCGATTAAACTTCCTGCTCTCTATAAACTGAGCGTCTTCTAAGTTCATTCCGAGCGATTCGAGTTTGACCATACTATTTAATAGCATGGTTTTATGCGTATTTTTCAAGCCGCTATATCTGTCTACGT